GCTAACGGAGAGTTAGGAGTTGGTGATAATATAAACAAATATAATCCTACGTTAGTTCCCAATTTAAATAGGGTTACTTTTATTGCTTGTGGCGTATCACATACCGCAGTCGTATCTAATAGCAGATTATATACTTTCGGGTTTAATTTCTACAGTGAATTGGGACTTGGCGATGTTGCATCTAGAAATATACCAACATTAGTTCCCAATTTAAACAATGTTACTTCCGTTGCTTGCGGTTTCAGCTATACATCAGTTATAGCACAAATACAAACACCTATTAATCAAATTAAACAATGAAACATAAAAAAAGGAAAGAAGAGAGCAAGTAAAATATGACAATTATTTGGTTGTTATATAAAATCCATTCACAAAAAACGGAAAAGATGGAGTTAGAGAAAAAGTCTCTAACGGTGGAGAAATTTCTACAAGCTAACGGTGCTAATTTATTTCTCGATAACTATCTTAGATTTTTTTATGATGAGATAGATAATAATACTTTGAAGGTTATAATAGCGCCAACAGATGATGGTTTAGATTCTTTGCAAACGATAGGAGGTCAATATATTGAACAGCTAATATCTTCAGACGAGGTTATAAACGTATTGGCTAATGGTTTATCTATAGAAAATCTAAATCCTACGGCCGAAATTGCATATAGATCAATAAATAATCTAAATATACCAACCGAGTACCTTGCTGAATTAAGAATAGTAAATAGCATAATTATAGAAGACTCCACTAGAGTAAAATTGACAGTGATGGTCATTGATGATACAATGTATGTGGGTGGTCAATTGGATGAAATAACAGCTTTGGGCAAAATAAATTACGAAAATTCTTCTCCAAAGACAATTGAAGAGACTACAGTTGCTATGATACAACAAGCAGCTACTTATGAAAACATGTCTAACGATGTTCTGAGAAAAATAGCCTTGAATTTATCATTAAAAGATCTTGTAAGCAATTGTCGTCTTAGCAAAAAGTTCAATATTGTTATTTGTAGCAATGAATTGTTCTGGAACGAAAAAGTAAGGAAGGATTTTCCTGAACAAACTTTGTTGGTGAATAACTCATTCAAACAAACTTATAGATTCTTGATGAGAGATTTGTATTGTTTTGGCCGTAATACTATTGGTCAACTAGGACTTGGTGATACTAGACCTAGATATACTCCAGAATTAGTTGAAGATATCAGAGGTGTAAGTATGGTGGCCTGTGGCGCAAGTCATACCGCAATTATAGCAAACAATAAATTATATACGGCTGGTTCGAATCTTTTTGGCCAATTAGGACGCAACATATCTGAGATAAGGCCAAGATTTGGTACTCTTAATTTTAGCTCTAATTTTACTCTAGTTCCTGGTGTTGAAAATGTATCTTATGTTGCTTGTGGATACGCTCATACCGCAGTTGTTTCCAATGGTAACCTATATACTTTTGGCAACAACGATCATGGACAGCTAGGAGTAGAAGATATTCAAATATCAGATGTTCCCGTATTCGTTAAAGAACTAGGTAATGTTAGTATGGTAGCTTGTGGATATGCTCATACCATTGCTCTTTCTGGTGGGAGAATGTATTCATTTGGAGATAATGGAGATGCGCGGTTAGGCCCAGGAATTGGCACACGCCGTAGAACAACACCCACCCTGATAAAAAGTCCACAAAATGTTAGTTTTGTTGCATGCGGTGGAAATCATAGCGCTGCTATTTCTAATGGTGAATTATATATGTTTGGTGATAGTCGTTATTATCAACTAGGAATGGGAACGGGAAATATGCAAGAAGCAATTCCAAAACTCGTCGCTTCGCCTGGTGGGGGTAGAGATAAGACCTTAGAAAATGTAACTCATGTTGCTTGTGGAAGTAGACATACTGCTGTAATAGCTGGTGGACGACTATACACATTCGGAAATAATGAAATGGGTCAACTAGGATTAGGAACTAATACTACAGCGAAATATCCAACATTGGTAGAAACGCCTACGCCTGTTAAGTTTGTTGCATGTGGAGAAAATCATACGGCAATAATATGTGACGGCATGGTCTATACCTTCGGCGAAGGAGGACATGGGGAGTTAGGTCACGGCGAAAAAGAAGATGAAAATAATAAATATATTCCGACAGTAGTCGACTATATCTACGACGCGGATTATATAGCATGTGGCTATGGATTTACATGTGCAATAGACTCTCCTTAATAAACTGGATTTGTTAGTTAATGATTATTTGGGTTGTTTGTATATAGCACTAATTAGTGCTATATGGTTCTTTTGTTGTTGGTCTATTATCAGTTTTTTGTTCAAGTTTTTTTTATTGGCTGGCTAGCTTGGACAATGCAACTATCAAAGGATGATTATCGTCAAAGACACGTCTTATTCTGGTTTCTGTTTCATATATACCCACGGTTTCATAATGATTGTCATTTATCCAATACAAAATAATATTCTTTCTGCCCGGTTTGATGTGATCAGAAGTATCTCCAAATCTGTAAACAATGGCGTCAACACCTCTCAATACATAGACGTTAGTAGCTAATTTGTCACCGATATACGACATTTGGTACTGAGCTACCCAATCTTTCATGTTAGAAATAGCTGCCCTGACATTCTCATATTTGAAAGCTGGAGATTGAGAAGATGCGAAGAATCCATTTCCTACTCTGTCATGGATTTCTCTGGTGTAATCATGAGCTAATTCTGCTCTAAGTTGAATCATGTAAACTGCTCTTTCGGCGAGAGTTAGTCCATTGTAATGTTTGCTGAAAGCTCTCAACATCGCGTGAATGTAACACGATCCATCTTGGGGAATTCCAAAACGAACCAATCTCACAAACCCTAAACCAGCCAGTTGTGTAGAAATAATCTCAGCTGGGAATTGAGTCGGTTCAAGGGGCACTACAGCAACATCGGCTTCCATTTGCTTTGAAATTTTATTTAAATAAATTCCAATTTCCTTTTTGTTAGGATTCATAAAATATTTAAATTTCATTACTTTGAACATGGATGAGAACCAATATTCTTCATCAGACAACAAAGTCTCTTCGTCGAGATATCTCTCATCTATGAGTTTAAACCCATTTAGCTCTAATACTCTAGTGAATTCCTTGGTATTTATTAGATATTCAAATTGACCTCTGACGATAGTTCCTTCAATTTTGATCCAAATTTTTCTGCAAGATGAATCAGGAGATTTAGATATGGTGATATTTTTGCTCTTTATCGTATTGTAAGTCGGCATCTCGTCTGTGTTCAATTCACTAACTGATTCTCCGGGATTATGTCTCATAGAATTCAATAACATTTCTCCATCGAATGCGATGACATAGAAATAACCTCCCTCTACTAAGAAAGTTTTGACGCTGTCTATCATGGATTGAAGCTTTTCCATATTTTCATAGAAGAAAGTCAAAGCATTGAACATGGTAACACATGTGACAGAACCTATAGGTACAGATTTTGCTAATCTTGGGATATCTTCAGCTTTGGAATTTATGATCGAAATATATGGTCTGTCTGTTTCACCTCTCTGTTTTCTTGTTTGTTGTACTGGTCTAGATCTTGCATTGAAAGCCATTGCCCTAGAATAATGCAGAGTAACATTTTCTTTGTTGAGTTTCGTTTGTGGCATACTAGACTTTAAACCAGAAATTGTGGAATAATCGACGTCAGGTCTTGATTGTTGTCTTGATATGAATTCTCTGAGATTTTTGACATCGGGTTCTACTGCATACACTTTCTCAAAATATCTCCATCCGGTTCTATCGCCTCCACTGCCAGAACCGAAATCTAACAACACGCCACTTTTTCTGTCTCTTGGATCTTTTCCTTCCTCATCCTTCTTTATTTTCAAAGTTAACTCTGTGAGTAATCCTCGTTTGATTCTGTTGTGATATCTTCTCATAAGACTCAATCCTGATCCTTGTCCATATAATTCTTCCAGGGTAATAGGACTATTTATCAACATCCAAACCTCATTTGCTATATCTAATGAGTTTGTATCTATTCTGTCAGGTCTTTCTTTGAACTTAATGAAGGCATAATCTAAAAATTCTTCAGAATAAGCCCATTCAAACTCTACAATTTTGTCTTCCATGCTGTCATCCAATTCGGCATTTCCATTCCAAGGATACTCTTCACTTGTAAATTCCACTTCGCGTCCTTTAATAGAAGAGTAGGCAAACAAAGTTAAATCTCCAGATTCTCCCCGTACAACTCGAAAATCTATAGTGAGAATAGGTTTCCATTTTCTAACCAGGGAGAATTTATGGTCATTCGACTTTCTGTTCTGGCTGAAAACGTCACTTTTGTCGAGATATGGTTGTTCAGTCGGGGTCAAAATTATTCCGTCCGTTGACCATTCTATATCCAAAGTCTTTTCTTTTCTTGGCCTCATTTCTTTTCCATCAATAACAATTACGTCTCTAGCACCTGTAGATCTTATGGATGCTTCAGCTACTCTACCTAATATTTCAAAAAATCTATTGGCAAGTTTCTTTCTATAAATTAGTATTTCGGTCTCGTCAGTAACATCTGAAGGCACATCTTCGAGCGATGGTAGTTTATAGATGGGCTTCAGTTGAATCTTTATTAATTCAGAAAAGGAGATCATTATCGGTGGAATCTCTAACTGAGCAGTTGCTAATTTAGCTGGCTCTAATTTACTCATTACTTCTTCATTTTGTTTTATAACGCTTTGTATGAATCCTTCATCATTCAATTGTGTGACAACTTCTTTCATATATCTCTGTCGTTCTGTATAGCCCAAATTTCTTACATCAGTCTTATTGTAAGCCAAAATATCAAATACTAATATTTTAAATTGACTCAACAATCCTGTTGGTTCAAAGTCTCCGACTATCTCGGCATCTAGAATAGTTCCATTCAATATGTTCTTCAGAAATGGCGCTTTTGTTTTAGAGCCGGTAATTCTCGTAACTGCAGATTCTGGATTAACAAGATAAATACCATTGTCAAAGAAGAAGACAAAGTATCTAGTACCATCAGCCTTGAGTGATACAGAATAACCACCCGGAATGGACATCAGAGGTTTAAATATACCATATTCTTTCAACAATCGAAGACTAGAGGGACCTGATGCATCATAATTTCCGAGTTGCATAAACATGTCCGACTTCTCCGGAGACAACCATGAAAGATCTCTCTTTTGCAAATCCTTTGGTTTGTTGACTATAGATTTTGGAACTCTCCTAGATGTTTCTCCTATACATGCGTTAAATCCCATCTCTACATATTCCTTTTCTATAGATGTCATATATACTCCAGTTTTGTTTATTATAGTAACCAAAATCTTTGTCCAAACGTCTAACAGAGAATACTGCAAATCATTAACCACTACTTTTTGATGTCCTCCTTCTGCTATGTAGATTTGCATCGTAGATGGATCAATTTCAATTTCGATAGAATAAATCATAATTCCCTTGTCTGTCTCGGTTCTTGTTAGATCTATAAATCCTCTTGCAAATTCTAATTGTTGCATTAATTGTTGATCTTGCACCTGCCTCAAAATTCGAGATTGAAATGGTTCTCCGATTATACTAGAGCCTATATCAAAATTCAACTTAGCCGTCGATAACATATTTATTGGAAATCTCCATCTTTGTCTCAAACTTTTGGTATTTGGAGCCTCGTTGGTATCGAACGCAAAATTATCTGATTCTATGGAGACACCCAACCGAGGATTTACATTGACTATTGCAGGCAAAGAAATAGACAAAGTATCAGATTTCTTGATCTTGATATATCTTTCTGATTCGCCTCGCCATATAAATTCTGCCGAATATCCGGCCTCGAATTCTTTCGCAGTGACTACATATGTTCTTTCTTGAAAATCTACAGGTCTGACATCAGGAAAATTAGATTGTAACCACTTCAAAACACGTGAATATCTGGCAGCGTTGTTTGGGTCATTCCCATGTAAAAGTCTCATTTCCACCTCGATAGTCTTTCTAGTCAAGATTTGTCTACTTAATGTGTTGAGATCGTTCAACAAATAATTTATGTTCTCAATATTTCTTGTGAACAGATTTTCACCGGGGAGAAGCTTGTTCTCATTTGCATCATATTGCAATCTCATCTGCTCTTCTATCAATTCATCTTCTCTCGACTTCCTTTCATTCTCTAGTTTTCTAGATGGAGCCTCTGACAATCCAAGAAGTTTACTCAAAGAACCTCCAATTGCATTTGACTCCGCAACCCTTCTTCTAACTCCACCACCTTCTCCTTCAATCCTCACCCTGCTTTCGCCTTTTACTCTATATGCCCCTTTTCTCATTTATATATGATATCGAAATAAAGGACCGCGATGCTGTTAATTTTATTTTTAAAATCAATTTATTTATAATTCGATTTCTGTTTTAGCCATAACAAGAAATAAAAAAATAATGTAAAAATATCAGTAATTGACGGGCGTATAATAAATGTAAGATTGTCATGGTTTATTTCTATTGGAATTTGTTCCACATAAAAATAATACAAATTGTGTATTATTTTTCTATTCTTGATAGGTTTGTTACTATTTTTTCTGTTGGAATTTGTTCCAAATATAAATAATACAAATTGTGTATTATTTTTCTATCCCTGATAGGTTTATTCCTATTATTTTGAGTTTTTGGACATGAAGGTTTTTCTTTCATTGGCCCTATGTTGATCGTAGCTATTTTTGACTATAACACTGCTACTAGGTTTACATTTTGGGCAGCTAGCGTGATCAGATGATGCTTGTACGGGCTGAGATTGTTGCTGTAGCACTTGTTGTTGAATCATTTGTTGACGAGTCATCTGCGATTGTTGCTGCTGAGGTTGTCCATATTGTTGACCAGACTGATATTGTTGCGTTTGCTGTTGAGGCTGGGGCGGCTGTTGGTTTTGGACAGACTTATTTTGAGGACCAGCTGGCGCTGATGTATGAAACCACTTCTCATAGGATTGCTCATAAGTCAAGAATTTATCAGCAGATTTCTTTGTCTGTCTGTTTACGGTATCGTGTAGTTTCCAACTGTGATAAAACAATGAAATGTTAGTGTTTCCATAAGATTCTACAGGTAGTGCATCTAAATTATCTATTAAATGTAGTCTGCAAACTTCACAAGGAAAAGATACCTTAAGACTATTAAGCCAATTCATATATTGAATTCTCTTTTCTGGGGTAGTAGCGTTTGCTGCCATGAGATGCATATAATCCCATATGAAATGACCATCTCTGTTAGGATCAAACGACATTTCTGTTATCTAATTAGATCCTCTTTTATTTGCTGCCTAATGTATCTTTTTGATATTCCGAGATTTATTTTTATGGATTTTTGGCCTCAACCGTAATTTTTTTTGACGAAATATCAGGTAGGAATCAAAAACCATTGACATAAAAAAATCACTAGTACCACTACCACGCTTACCTAATTGAATTCTCTGATAAGTAGGAAGAGTTTATATAAGCATTACTGACAAAAATATCAAGTAGGAATCAAAAACCATTGACATAAAAAAGAAATTATACTAATATTAGAATTAGCCGATTAGATTCTCTGATAAGTAGGAAGAGTTTATATAAGCATTACTGACAAAAATATCAAGTAGGAATCAAAAACCATTGACATAAAAAATCACTAGTACCACTACCACGCTTACCTAAATGGATTTTGTGACATATGCATTTAAGAAATTCCATTATTTTGAAAAAGATAACATGGATGGTCAGATCGTAACGGCTGATAACGGCCATGGGCATCTCAGATTTTTTGAATTCTATAGTGACGAAGCCATGGTATTTAAATGTCTTTCGAAACATTTACATAAGAACTATATAGATGCTACCTTCATGATAACAGAACATGGAATTTTTCTACAAGAAAACACAGACAAAGGTTTGGTTATGACAGAATGTATGTTTAAGATAGAGAAGTTTTTGTATCGTAAAATTCCGGAATTCGAAGAGAAAGGATCTATTATTTCTCTTGGATTTTCTACCAAGGATTTGAAAGACGCTTTAGATAGAATAGCAAAGACAGATCATATTAGATTTTACGTTTTGGTATCGAACTACAATGTTCTGCATTTTGAGATAACTAGCCCGTCTAAAGGCACAAATATCTACAAATTTATTACATTGAAGAAAACCTCAATCAGTAATATTACTTCTCCCAACTATACTGATCATCAACCCACGGCAGTCATTCAAGGTTCACATTTCAAAAAGGCTACAACAGATGCCTACAAGAATTCAAAAACTACAGTTAGGATTAGAGCTCAAGAATTTGGAGTCCTCATGGAAGGAACAGGATCAGCAATGCGAGGATTCAGTGAAATTTTTGGACAATGGAGACCAGGAATGCCAGAGATATATAATGAGATGTTGTCTACACCTAAAATTCATTCATTTTCTGATATTGCTCCTGTGGCAAAGAGAGTTCAAATATATGCATGTGCTGATGATAGACCACTAAAAATTATGGCCGACCTTGGAGGTATCGGTTCAATTTCTTTTTATTTGCAACCTGACGTGACTCAAAAGAAAGAACAACCTACGATTGAACAACAATATCTGGCGTTGCCAGCTCCACAAAATGGTCAACAATACTTGACATATATGCCAACTCAACCGCAGCATCAAATATCTAATCAGCAAATGTCTCCCCAGCAAAATCATCAACAATATCAGCCACAACAATACCAACAACCAAATCAACAGCAACAATATCAACAAATGCCAGTGCAAGCACCTCCAGCCCAACAATATAACCAACAATACACTACTCAACAATATATTATGCAACAAGTCCAAAATAATCCCCAATAAAAATATTTGAAATATTCCAATCCAATTGAAACACTAATTGTTTCAATATCACAGCTCGACTAAATTATCAAATAGTTCCCAATAAAAATATTTGAAATATATCCGGGAATTCAATATCGCGGCTCGACTAAATTATCAAGTAGTCAGGTGATAATCTTCAATAAAAATGTTTGAAATATTCCAATCCAATTGAAACACTAGTTGTTTCAATATCACAGCTCAATTAAATTATCAAATAGTCCTCAACAATAATTAACATAAAACCGAAGTTAATGTTCAACTAAATTATGCACTTATATTGGACCTCCTAAATCGAATTGGCTTATCCATCAGCATAAATGTACCTATAAATAAGACGATAATACCTGATATTACTCTCACTGTTCTTCCCACTTGAGTAATTGGTTTCCTATCTGGAGAACCTGAAATAGACCCAATTCCTTCAAATATAATATAAATACCTATAATGGTGAAAATCAAACCAGCCGCCTTCGCGTTTATTTCTATCATTCTTAGCTTTTTGTTTCTTTTACTATCAGATTTAAATTCAAAAAGATATGGGTGGCTACAAAAAATGAATATTTTTGATTTCGGAAAAGAAATTAAAATTTCTGAGCGGGGGAGAAACTCGAGGAACAAACCATAAGGAGTAGAAGATGCTCAGAAATTTTGATTACGGCAGGGGTCAACTCAGATTTCGTAAAGGCCATATCAATGAATTTCAAGAATGCGAAAGGAATCCGGCGAACGATTTCCTTCGCGAGTTTTCATATATTTCTCAACCTGTGGATTATATTTGGCTGAAATTATATGTATTGGTCGAACATCAAGACTTTAATGAATTGATAAGATTGATTCCTAATGTAGAATATCTTGAATTATGGTTCTGCGATTTATCCACCAAATATGATCTTCTGCCTTTATTAAAACTATCAGAAGAAAATGGAGGACATCTTCATACTATTCATATCAGGACAAGTAGATATCCAGAAAGAAAGGACGTAAGATTGAGAAATATAGATCTTCTC